CCTGGATATGTTACCATTTGAAGAAACAAATAAAAAACTAGAAATACCTATCCCTATGTTTTCGTATCATCACTTGTATACGAATTATGCCACACTGACTCCAAGGATTCGTATGGAACAACTTGCAGGTAAATTGGTCACTCTTGGATACAGACCTATGGTAATACCTGACGTTGATTATGAATTCGAGGGGTATTTGGAACTGTCCAAAACCCCAAATTTTGTACATAGCATAGATACAATTCCAGACCTATATCATGAACTCAAAAGAAAAAATATACCGAATAAATGGGTTGTCCTTCACTCTCATATAAAATATCGAAATTTTCATGTTTACTATACAAAAGAAGACTGGTTAACATATTGCGCTCAAAATCAGTTGACCTTACTTCTAAATGCATGCATGCGCGAGAATAAAATGACTTGTGCAGAAGTCCACTTATTGGAACACTGGATAAAATTTATGAAATACCCAAGTCATTAAGGTTGCACCTTACAATCTATTTTGAACTATAGTTTTTGCAATATAGTCTTTGCACTATAGTCTTTGATTTTTTGACGGTCACGTATCGCAAGGTCTTTCACTTGTTTGCGTAATCGATGCATGTTTTCTTGTTTGTCTTTTATAAATTCTAGGTCATGATTGATAACATAACGGGGTTCTCCACCTTCATTCGTACATATATGCGTTCTAAGTGGATAAAGAAGTCCTTCATAGACCCAATTATACCAATCGTCACAGCACCAATTGATGATAGACTCTGGAAAATATTCTCCAAAGATGTCCATGTGTTTTCTTGAGACAAAACTCTGTGTAAGGATGCGTCCATTCTGATTGTCTGGACCCGTGAGTCCAATGTTATCATGCTGTTGCAACACGTGTATGGATTCGTTTATCCAACCTCTTGTTTTAAAAAAGATATCGTCCCCACATTGAAAGAAATAGTCACAACCGTCTGCATAGGCGATTCGAAACAATTGGTTCCAGATCTTCGTAAGATACCCCTTTGGATGATTCATTACTACAAACTGAATTTGAACCATGGATTTAAAGATGGATAAATACGATTGTTCCTTTGGACAAGAGAATAGAGGGTCGTCGCTGTCATATCCTATGTAAAATACATAGTCATGACCAGGAGACATAGTGGATAGAAAAGTTTTGAGAGTCAATTGAAAGAGATAGGTATCTCGCATAGACGTCCATTCTCTTCCTTTAGATGTACAGGGTATCATAATCCCAATTTTCATTCTTATGGATGTTAATTTCTTTTTATATAGTAATGGCGAGAAAGAGTTCGAAATTATCTTCGTCCAACTATAAATCACAGAATACGGGAATCATGGGAATGGTGTTTAGCGGAGTCTTGGGTGGATTCGCCGCAATCGCCGCAATTGGACTGGTATGTATCACGCTCTTTGGTATAGGGTATTACTTGATTATTACCTACAATAAACCTGGAACTAAGTTGTTTAAGGAAATACAACCCATGCAATATGTGGGTATTGTGTTGTGTGTATTAGCGTGCCTTCCTTTTATTCAGTACTTTTTCATGGGATTTTTAGGAAGTGCAGGTTCTGCAGCGTTTGCCGGATTGACGGAAGAATAAAATCTAGGAGAATGTAATGGACGATGACGTAGAAGTCTATGAAAACTGTTTTTGCTATACCCGAAAAGTAAAAGAATATTCTCAACCTATATCTTATATTCATAAGATAGAAAAAACTCTACAAACGAGTCAACCTATTGTAAAAACTGGAGTCATTATAAAAACGCCTCTGGATACAAAAGTGGGGAATAAAATCAAACTGACCACGAGCGACGAAGATGCGTATGGTTTGATTTTATTTTCAAGCAATCGCTTTAAACGGTTTCTTTCGACAAATGGAGAAATTTATTATGCAACCTACGTGGAACTCATAGATTTACGCACACAACTGAATTAAAGAATAAGAATTAGGTAAATCGTAATGTTTTAAACGGATGTATAGACCATGTATTTTGTTTTTTGTTTTACTAGTTTCATGGGGTTTTTATCTATATGAGATGACTCGTTGATGAGGTAGACTAAAAACTCTTGATTCTGAATGTATGGATATTGTAGACAAATCGTATCTAAATGAAAATGAAAATAAGAAATCAGGGTATTCATAGAATCAATAGTTCCTAAATAAAAATTATCCAATCCAGTATTCTTATGAATAAATACATTTTGGGTTATTCTTCTATTTTGTGCAAGAAAATTCTGAATGTAGGTTAGGTGAAAAGAATTACTGTTGTTCAATACATCAAATCTACAATTTATGACAGGTTCATTAGAGGGTATATGTTGTTTTACATAAGTAATTAGTTTGTATTGTCCATACCAATAATTTTTCCATCCTAAAATAGGCATATTACTCTTACAAACGTTTCCAGATAAAACACCATTTAGTTCAATCCTTTTATCATCGTCTATAGAAATATGATGAATCATTCCTTTTAATTCACCAAAATAGGTGTTTATCATTTCAAGGGTTACCTCTGACTCATTGGGTACTACAGGTCTCCACGAAATAGAATTCGATATCTTATTCCACGTATGTATGTATATTTTCAAATCTAAATATAGTTCTTTTAAATATAAAATAACATCTTTTAGATGTAAATCATCAAATGCATTTCGAATATGTCCTCTTAACAAAAGAATCATATATAATGTTTAAAATGATTATTATTATTCTTGAATAACATATAATGAATCATTTATTTGAAAAACCTGCATTTATCATACATCTTTCTCATATGAAAGAAAGAAAAGAATATGTTATTCAAAATATAAAAAATGCAGGATTTACAGATATAATCCTATTTGAAGGAGTAGATGGACAAAACCCGGATAGTGTACGAGATGAAATGGATAAAAACAAGAATCCTCTCTTAGATAAATCATTACGACCTGGAGCAATTGGATGTTTACTCAGTCATCTTAAACTCTATCAACATATCATCCAAAATAATATACAAATATCTACTATATTTGAAGACGATGTTCATTTTCATCCAGAATGGAAGACGTTGTCTCATGAATATTATGAGTTAAGTCCCAAAGATTTTGATGTTATTTTCATAGGAAATCAATTGAATAGTTCTTTTGTAAAAAACCCTATCTCTAAATTGATTACAACCGAACCAATCTATTGTACTCATGCATATATAGTGACATTAGAGGGAGCAAAACGGTTATATGATTGCATATTAAACTGGAAACACCCTCAAAATAAAAAAGGTCTACTCGCAATTGATGTAATGATACGTAACATTCAAGAAGAGTATCAATCAAAAGAACCTAAACCCTTTCGATGGTATTCTTGGAATGGCACGCGTTATCCGTGTACTCATAACAAAATAGATAATCATTATAGTGTCAGAAATACAGGGTTAGTATTTCAAAATACAGAGTTTATTTCACAAATAGATGACAGTCTCATTCGTCCAACACATTTAGCAACAAAACGTAAAGAGAATACCAAACACATGAATCGATTTAAGATGATTTTTACGAAATAGTAATAGTGGTTTATTTGTTTTTAAACTCGTTCCAAAAATTAAAGGAATTTATATCTATTAGGTCTATTAGAATTTTGTCTTTTTCACATTAATTTTTTGCTTAATATTTTTCTTGGTATCAAAGGCGGGTTCTTCTTCATCATTGGACTTCATTTTCCACAACTCGGGTGCACACATTTTAAAGGGTGGAGTCGGAATTGCTTTGTACCACGCCACTTGCGAACTCAGTTGATTGCTCGAACTGTTATTACAAATGACGAGACATTCAAAGTTTTCGGTACACTGGTCCATCACTTGACAAAAAGATTCAAACGTTGGAAACATGCCTGCATAATTCTCATAGATTCGCTTACGATTGGCAATGTAAGGTTCGCGCAAGATAAAGACGTAGTCTACATTGGTTCGCAATTGTGGAGGGATACCTAAAGGATATTGCATGGTAATAATGAGCATAATTTTCCAGTGACGACCGTTCATAAAAATCATTCGCATCAGTTCATTTCTCGACCACGAACTATCATACAAACAGTCATCTAGAATGACAAACGTACGGGGGTCAATCGAGCATTTCTTATAAATATCCATTTGATGTTTCACTTGGGTCATGACACTTTTCTGTCTCTTTAGAATATTGGCAATAATCTCGGTTTCAAACTTTCCATGAATGAGTACAGGAGGAACGTGACTTGAATAAAACTGATTGGCGCTCTCTGTTCCTGAAATGACGGTTCCTATAGGAATGTCTCGTTGATGATAAAGAAGGTCTCGAACCAAATAACTTTTTCCTGTATCACGTCTGC